ATCTGTTAGAGATGTAGCTAAAAGAAGTTTACCCGTACTAGTAGTAGCATCAGCAGATGCTCCCATAATTCTAAGTTGGTCTGCACTTTCATCCCATTCCATGTATGCACCGGCAGAGGCACCAAAGAATTTTACATCGTGTCCTGTATCATCTACACCAACTGTTATTGTACCTTTTGCTGTTAATGAAGCATCTGCTAAAGTTAAGAGGTCAGTGTCATCCGTATGTCCTATTGTCGTACCATTGATTAAAACATTATCAATGTCTAGTGACCCACCACTAATTAATCCTGTTGTTGTAATTGCTGATGATCCAGTGTCAATGGTACCAAACCCAGAAGTGATAGAACCGGAATCTAATGCGCCAGTTGTTACAATGTTACCTCCACCAACATTATGAGAGGCGAAATACGTTGACACTGTATCTACATTAGTCATGCGCATAGTGCCAGCATCATTAACAAGAAGACCATCGCCACTTGCTACGGCTGTTGTACCTCTTGACGTGCCGCCATCTATTAAGTTTAATTCAGACGCAGTAGTTGTTACATTCGTTCCTCCAATATCAAGAGTAACCATTTGAACTTCACCTGCAAAATTTGCTAATGAACTTGTAACGGTAGAATTTGGTGTAAGTGTTAAATGAGTTACAAAAGTTCCTGCTGAATTAATATCATTACCAAGAGTAACAGTACCACCATCAGCAACATTTAATTTCCATTCATCTCCTGCATCATCACCTTCATCGGCCATTAACGTAATGGCTAATCCTGCTCCTTCAGTTGCTGCAATTCTTAAGGAATCAGTTGTTGTTTCATCATATCCTACAAGAACATTTTGGTCTGAGCCAAAGTTAATGTATTTATCATCGGCAATATAAAAATCACCCCATTCAGCACTAGTAGAACCTAAATCAGCACCACCAGAAGCATCGGGAATAACTGATGTTTCTGCCGTAAATGTATCAGTTCGTATTCCTGATGTTCCATTGTCTATTGCCCCAAAACCTGAAGTTATGGAACCAGAATCTAAAGCACCTGTTGTTACTATATTACTACCACCAACATTGTGGGACGCAAAATATGTTGATACAGTGTCAACATTGGTCATACGCATGGTACCAGCATCATTTACTAGTAACCCATCACCAGAAGCAACCGCAGTGGTTCCTCTTGCTGTTCCACCGTCAATAAGGTTTAACTCAGCAGTTGTTACCTCGGCACCATCTAAAATCTCTAGTTCAGCTTCGGAAATGCCTGCACTACCAATTGTTACGGTTCCAGCAAAGGTAACATTAGCACCACTAAATGTCATAGCGGTTGTGGTGCCAGATTTTATTATAAGATCTCCAGATGTGTTTGTAGCGGAGCCAAAGGTTGTTCCAGCTGCCTTAAAAAAGATATCTCCGCCAGCGGCATCGAGGTTAATGTCGGTACCAGCGTCAACGGTAGCAAGGGCGGAAGCAGAAATAGTTAAGTCTGTACCATCACCCTCAATCTTTTCACCATCATCACCAAAAGTTATTCCGACATCTGCAGGCATATTCACATCACCAGTAGCGGTAAGGTTAATGTCAGCGCCAGATGTTATGGTTAAATCGGTACTATTACCCTCAATCTTTTCACCAGTACCAAACGTAATGCCTACATCTGCAGGAATTACAACGTCTGCGGTAGCGGTAAGGTTAATGTTATTCCCACTAATAGTAAGATCTGTACCATCCCCCTCAATCTTTTCTGCATCATCTCCAAATGTTACACCTACACCACTAGGAATGTTTACATCTGAAGTTGCTGTGAGATTAATATCTGCGCCCGATGTAACTGTTAAGTCTGTGCTATTGCCTTCAATTTTCTCCCCAGACCCAAAAGTTATTCCTACGTCTGCAGGGATTACCACATCGGCGGTAGCAGTAAGGTTGATGTTATTACCACTAATCGTAAGATCAGTTCCGTCGCCCTCTATCTTTTCTCCATCATTACCAAATGTTAAACCAATACTAGCAGGGATATTGATATCTGCACCAGAAGTAAGATATAAGTCGGTGCCATCACCATAAATGTATTCTCCACCTTCATCATAAAGGTATAATCTTTTGCTACTATCTATTACGACATCATCACTAAACTTGAAATGGTCTTCATCTTCCATCCATGTTAGAACACCATCAGTTGTTTCCCCATCAAAGGTTACAGCGATATCCGTGCCTGCAGTACCATCACCAATGGTTATTGCGGTTCCTAAAAGTTTAGTAACGGGTCCACCTTCAGCGGCTGTCCCATCGTGTGTGTGTCCAGTAGAGACAGCAAAAGCAGCTAAAAGCTGATCAAATTCATCATTAAAATCTGAAGCGTTAATAACCTCTGCATCTACAATTTCTGAACTACTTTGACGTGTATATGTTGCACCCATGTTATCTCCGCCCTCCTGCGGTAAATTCTAATTGATAAGAAAATAAAGTAAATGGCTTGTTTGAACTGTTATGATTAATCCGAATCGCTATCAAAAAACCTGATCCTTCTATTGCTCGTTTAAAAATAGGGACACCACTTGACCCGTAAACAGCGGACCCATATGTAGAAGCAGCTACACCATAAATCGCTATGGTACCCGGAGATGTAATATTGTATAAAGCAGGCTGAGGAACATCTTGCTCATCTGAATCATATCTTACCCGTAATTGCGCTGCTATCGTTCCCTCAACTTCATAGTTTAGAATTACTCGGTGCATTAGTTTTCTAATGCCCACATCACCAAGGGATAAATCAGGTGATCTATAAATAGCCTCTACATTACTTCCATCAAAGGTGTCTCCACTTTCTTGCCGCCTAACATAGCCATCAAAACCCCCCTCAATAACGTATTCGGTATTGCCAATAAAGTTGGAATCTATTGATTTAGGCTTCATTCCTCTAAGATCTGCAAACTCAAAGCGTACACCGCCCTGTGGTGTTCTAACTAACGTAGCTAAAATACCTTTACTACTAGTAACAGCTCCGCCCGTTATTGGATAAAATATCCGATACTGGCTCTTACCTCTGACAACAGTAGCGGTAATATTATCAAAACCAATCTCTTGTATTCGTCTTTGAATCGGTTTAGACACCGTTCCCAATTCAATATCACCAATACGTGCCGTAGCAGCAATTGTTCTTAGACCATCAGGAGATAAGAAAAGCAGATCACCGCCTATTTCCTGTACAGAGAATCCGTCCGCACAACCAAGAGTCCTTGTTACCGGTTCAACTCTCCAATCTGCAACACTAGTCCCAACGAGTTTGTATATTTTGTCTTTTCCGAAGATAAATAAACCATCACGAAAAACCTTTAGCTCAACAATGTTGGTATCAACCTTAATTGAACCAGCACCATTTGCTGCGCTATAGTCTGCTTCCGCAAACGGAGCAGAAAACACTATTTCTTGTGGATTAGTAGACATCCCAGCAAGAAAAACATGATCCTTAAAAACCGCTACAGAAGCAGGGTCACTAGGAGCACCGGTAGCATTTAAAAGAGTATAAGTAGTTCCATCATAAGTAGCGGCGTTGTTGACATCATCAACCATAATAATTTTATTTGTGTTGGTAAAGTTAAAGTCATCAAACTTATATCGTCCTGCCGATGTCCTTGTTGCAATGGACGAACTCCAACCACTACCTGTACTAAACTTTACTAAATTTCCAGAAGCAGCTACAACACCACTATTGAAGATCTTTACCCCAAGAATAGCATTACTGCCATTTACTTGAGCGGAATCAAACTTAGACGATCCCGTTAAACGCCTATACCCACCATTAATACTGGGTTCAAAGTTCATTAATTGAACCGCAGCTCCCGGTATAACAGCAAAGTCATCCCTGTCTAAAATTAAGCCTCCGCCTAAAGAAACGGTAACCGGCGATACTGGTGATGTGTCGGGCATAAGTTCTTAACTCGCTGGTGTAATTTGTTCTTCAATAAAGGCGGATACCATTAAATCATTAGCAACAGCAGCCTGTGCTTTTAAGATATCCCCCGCCTCAAGAATTATATTTGCGTCGGCAAACCTCACATAAGAATCGGCTGCTACACTAGCCGTACTTATGATCGAGAAGGTTGCACTTGCAGATGTGTCTGTCCATTTAATTGTGATATCTGCAGCATTAGAACCATCAACATTAGTTAGCCATAGTTCCTTTACTGTTGCAGTAAAATTTGCAGGACAGGTATACACAGTAGTTAAAGTGGTAGCTGTTAAAGATACCGCAGCATTTTTTAGTCGTGTAGCCATCTGAGTACCTTTCTAGTTTTTACCTCTATTAGTATACTATTACTCGGCTTAAAAATAACCGGGCTTGTATACGGCCTTTTTTCCTTTTTTTACGCCTTTAATACTTCCTTTATTAGCGGAAGCATAAAACACGCTTTTTCCTTTTTTCGGACCATAGGCTTTTTTCATTGCCCTTTTTATTTTTTGGCCCTTTTTAGTTAGAGGCACTACTAGCTAACAGCAGCACTAAACGGAGTAGCTTCCGTACCAGAAGCATTGAGCAAGCCACTAACCGTATATTGATTAGTTGCAATATCTGTTAAAAGCAGGTAATCTCCAATGTTAACACCACCGGTAGTGGTACCATCTAGCGTAATGGTGTCTGTAGCGGCAACGGTAGGCCAAGATATCAGCGAAGCCGTTCCACCATCTGTACTATCATTTGTAACAACCACTGAACCATCAATCGTATCGGTTGCATCTGCAACTTGGATTTTATAGTTAGAAGTGTTTACGACGGATACAATAAATTTATACTCATCACCAGAGCCAGTAGCCGCTGGCAGCGTAAACGTAGCCGCTGCGTCACCACCAACTTCTCCCATAAGAAGAATACGTCCAGCATGTTCTGCTTGAGTGATTGTATCAGTTGCAGTAAGAGTAACAACATCCCGTACAAACGATCCACCAAGTGTGACCGTACCTGCAGTAACTGTTGCTCCTCCTGCAGTAATAGTTAAACCCCCGGAGGTAACCGTGAGGCCATTATCAATATCAAAATACTCAGGGACTTTTGAAACGCCCTGTGTCATAGTTGTAGTAGCCATTATATATTCCCTTCTCTATTAAATATATGTATGTAATATGGACAGTTTAGCGTGTTGCCAATCCACGTAAATTTATTAAGATACAGCAGCACTCATCATAGTGGCGATGTTAGAACCCGCCGCACATGTTAACATACCACTTAAAGCGTACTGATCGCTTGCTATGTCAATTAACTCAACATAGTCACCAATAGCAGCGCCTCCAGTAGTTGTGGCGTTAAGAGTAATTGTATCTGTAGTAGCAGCTGTTACGAATGAGGTAGCAGCGGTTCCATCTGCATCGGTAATCATAAGTTGACCATCTATAGTATCGTTACCGGTAACTTGGATTTTATAATTAGATGTATTGACTACAGAAACAATAAACTTAAATATTGCTCCTGATCCGGTTGCAGCAGGTAGAGTAAAAGTTGCAGCCGCATCGCCCCCAACCTCTCCCATAAGAAGTGTTCTACCTGAATGAGTAGCGTTTGTAATAGCACCTGTTGCGGTAAGAGTTACAATATCAGGAATTGCGTGCCTAGATACACTTTCTTCTACAAGTCCTCCATTTAATAATCCCATTTTATTCTCCTTTAAGACAATACTAAGCGCATGGTCACGTCACCTGCTACTCGTAAATAATTTAGGTATACAGCATTACCTGCCTGTTTAGGTACAGTTAGTGAATGTAGACCTGATTCTAATATAATATCATTTCCTGTGCTATTAGCGGCGGTGCTTGATGCACCAAAGTTAACATAAATTTCACCATTTAGGTGCATTGTTGCTACATTATAGTCGGTGACATTTGTTCCTGCGGAAGACGAGCCAACCGTTATAACAGACTGCACATCCCAGAACATATTATTACCTTGAGGTACTTGTGTCATTCTTCTCTCCTTAAAAAGATGATGAGGGCGTATAGACAGAATGCGTTGATCTAGGTATATAGGTAGATCGAACATAGTCGTGTCGGTTAATTAGTAAGGTTTGCATATGTTTAATGCCGTCCTCGAATAGCGCAAAACTGCGCTCGTATAAAGGAACTTCACTTCTATACAGATATGTATAAGCAACTGCTCCATCGACAATTACATGCCCAAATCTATCTGGAATTGCCGTTGTGTCACCATGTGCAGACAAATCTGAACTTGGGAACGTAAAATAATCAAAAGATAAGGTGTATGCCTTATTAGGAAAGGGCCAAAGGCCGTATGTATTATCTGGCCGTCTGAATACGTGGGTAGGTATGCCTCCAGCTGAAATTTGAGCAACCGTATCTCCACTATCATGGGAAGCAGCAGTGGTACTTTCTGCGGCTCTGGTTACTCCGGTAAAGGAAGTAGACGTTGTGCCGGTGTATGTCATGCTTTCTTCGTTTATGATAATTGTACCGGTCGATTCAAAAGAAGAAGCAGATGATACAGGAACTGTAGTGACGGAGGAATTAATACCACTACTTAATGTGGTTGTAACGGTATCATCTTCCTGCCTAATAAAATGATCCATGTATTCTTTATAATCAATGTATGACAGATGACGAGCAGCATTACCTAAAGTAGAGCTTTTACGCAAACGTACAGTGTCGTAGTCTACATGTTTAGTATTACTAGGTAAGGCATAGCTTACTACTCCAGCTGTCAATGTCTGACTTGCCGTAGCATGGTTAAAGGGCCAGTTAAACTCCCGTTGATTAATATAACGGATAGCTTGATTTACCGCATACTTTGCTTGTGTCTGAATACCACGATCATCGGTAAAGTCCGTAGAAGTTAGTTTTACTTCATTAAGCTTTACTAAGACATCGTTGGTGTAACTTAAAAATGAATTTGCCATCTACCCTCTTTTTCTTTAGTGATAGGGGGAGAGGTATTACCCCCTCCCACCAATCATTAACTACGCAAGTTGGTCACGATCAACTTCGTCAGCAGTTTCTGCATGACCATTAAGATCAATAAGAACTGCATACACGCGCAGAATACCGGATGAAACATCCGCAGATCCAGCAATCAACTTAACGTCAATTGTGTCTGTGGTAGTAACAAACTGTTCCCACAAGGAATCAGCACCAGTAATCACATCATTAGACTGCCCATTGGTTCCTTCAGCAAGGATACCAGTAGAGGTTACATCACCACCATCAACAATGTCATCGCCAGCACCGAAGTCAATATCAACGGTAGGAGAAGAACCATTAAAGGCAGTAAGCACTTCGGCACCAGCAATCAAAACAAAGTTGTTTGCTGGAATTTCCAAAAGTTGGAAAATATCACCATCCGTACAGTCATACCCATCATCGGTTAACTTTTGAATGTTAAGAATTGCTTCTACCATTCTCATAGTTGTTCCGGCACGGGTGTATTGGTTAGCGGCAATAGAGGAGCTATTAACGCCAGTAGTAGCTTTTGATGTCATATCAAATGTTGCCATTGTGTAATACCTCCCTTATGCTACGTTATATTTTGCGGTGGCAATAGCCTCTGGACGTAAAATCTTACGACCATAGAGGTGCATACCACGCACAATATCAGCAAAGCTATCAGGATCACGGTACGTTTCCGTCTTAGTGATCTGGCTCGCGGTGGCAATAGCGGAATTATGTCCACCAACAATCAAGCCATAGTTGGAGTTCTGGTTTGCAGTGCCGGACGTACCCGGACCAGTACCAACTGAAGGCAGGTTATTAGAAACATAAACCCTAAAGCCGTACAGATTTGGAAGCGTTAGCCCATTACGAAGCCCACCAGCTTCACCGAAGTCATTGTTCAGAAGACGTGAATCTTCATCCATCAACACTTCCATAAAGTGGGGAGAAACGACAAGCCAACGATTTTCTTTGTCCACAAATTGTGTGTCCAAAAGACGGGCCATCCGTGCCACAACCATATTTGGTGACGCAGAAGCCGTCGGAAGAGCACTAGCACCCGGCAAACGAGCAGCCAAAGGAATCGAATGAGTCCCCGCTGAAGTTGTCGTGATGCTACCAAAGTCACCCTTCTTTAATTGCATTGAGCTAAGCAATTCGTCAGAACCAGCAGTCGAAACTGCCTTGGTGCCAGAAACCGTAGTATTAGCGGTACTAGCAACGGAGCTAACGGCGCTTTGCGCAAAGCCAGAAAGATAGCCAAGCACTTCCATATCATACTGATCTTTAATACGGTAACCCGCACGATCAGAGGCGACATTTTGGAAGTTCACATGTGAGTGTGCTTCTTCAATGTCATCAACCTTAAAGGCAAAGTAGTTAGCCTGATCTACGACCAGACTGAAATCTTCATCATCAAGATCTTGAGGAGAAATCTGAGTGCCACGGGCGTATGACTTGACCGTGATCTCAGGTTCCTTGATGATACGTACAGTATCACCGAAATTTGCGATGTCACCAAAGTAGTCGTTATTGGTGATATCCTCTGCAACAGAACTCTTGCGGAATGCAAGTTGTACCTGTTTAGAGTAAATTACAGGGCTAAAATTACCATTTGGTAAGTTGCTATACCCTGCTGCCGTTGTAAAAGCCATAATTAAATCTCCTTAAAGCTATAAACGTCAAGTGGGCATCAAGGCCCACAAGCATGATTTAAACCATACTTCAGGACATAACTTTAACGGGCCAGATATACAGGGTAAGATAAGAAGGGGATCAGCCTTCTACCGGCCAAATCTCTGGGTTGTGTGAAAGTTTTACTCAGTTACTACTAGGGTGCATAAATATATGGGCCTAGTTTTAGTACCAATAGAGGGGCAATTAAACCCCTATATTAGTTACAATACATACCTTTATACTCAGGATGTTTGGTTTGTCAATAGAAAAATGCGTTTTACCTTGCATTTCCAGATACATCATAGACAAATTCACCATTTCGGATCGCGTCCATAATAGAATCGGCATTTTTCTCGTATTCTTGTGGAGACATTCCATCAACTACAGACTCTTTCCATTTGCCTGTATCCTGATCTGCCTCTGGCGGTGCCTTAGAAGATCTAGGATTTACAAGCTTTGCAGCCTTTTTATTTGCGGGAGGCCTCTTAGTATTCTTTTTACGGGGTGAATCAATTCCCTTATCGGCTTTATACAGATCAATGGCTCTTGAAGCGGATCGAGCATCTGTTTCATTTTCGTATAAAGCGTCCTGTATCCATTTCGGTTGTTCTTCTGCCCATGTATGGAAATCATCTTCGGTGCGGATCTCCGCAAAGTCGGGATGTAATGACAGTAATTCGACTTCTGCCTTTTCCCGTTTCATGTCTGCCATCTGGGTAGCGAAATCTTGTGTCTGCTCTTGTGACTTTTTAATTGCAATTGTTTCGATTATTGCGGCCACATCTGGATACTCATGTGTCCAAGCCTCAAGTTCTTTTTCTGTTTTAGGTAGATCTATTTGCTTTTTAGTTGCATCGGCTAGTTGACTTTTTAATGAGGTAATCTTTTCTTCATTAGCCTGTTGTTGCTTCTGAGAGTGTCTGCGAAGATCTCCGTACCTTTTCTTAAAGGTCTTTTCCTCTGCATCCGATGGTTCAAACTCTTCTGCTTCTCGAACCTTAGCTCGTATTTCGTCTTTTTCTGCTTCGTCCTTCTGTTCCTTAAT